GGACATTTAATTTCTAACATTATCGTGTCATCTTCTGAAATACCATCCGGTGACAATCCAAGAATAGGAATAGCAGCGTTCTGAATGAATCCAATCTCTTTAAAGGATATAAACAACTCATCCGATATTGCTTCCCTTGCGTATGGCTCAAGTTCAGTCCCTCTAACCATATCCGCTGAAGAATAACTATCTTCTAACTCCCAATCTTCAATGTGCTGCGAAATCAAATCTATAAGTAGCGTGTCGGATTTAATAAACAATCCTTTCGATGCAGTTCCGGTTATTTTGCCGTGACGCAATTCTAACCAATCTGCAGTGCCTTGTATTATATCGTGTTTAATCATAACTGCTCTATTTGTTCTTTAACTTCATTTATACAAGCTTCATAATATTTAGTTTCAAAAATATTATCACTTCGCATTCTCAATTGTTCTAAACAAAGATATACGCAATGAAGGCATTGAGAATTATGGTCTTGGTCTGTATAAATTATAGAATCAAATTGATTATATAAATCTTTTATTGCTTCTTTAGGTGTTATCATAACTGTGATATTTGTTCTTCTGTTAATATATAATCTGAAATCAATTTATCCTTATCAAATTTACCACTTTTAATGGCTTCTAATGCCTTTGCAAATCTTTCTTGGTTAATTGGTTGCTTTTGCTTTATAAGTTGCGTAGGTTTAACTCTAATACCACCAACTTGCTTACCCATCATTTTAACTGACTCATCAAAACTTAACTCAATTTGTACTCCGATCCAGTTACCAATGTTTCTAGATTCGGCGGAAGTCATTTTCTTTTGGATTTTAACAATAGATGCAATGGTCTTGCGATTGATTGAATTGGCGACCATTGGTTTTACATCCTCTTCAAACTCTAAAAAGTATCCGTCGGTTTTGTTTCCGCTTACGTCAACTCCAGTGCTGTAATACGCTTCTTTAATAGTTAGAATACATTTACCTTTCTCTGTGATAATTGTTTCGACATCGATTCCTGCGATGTGTGTTGACTTGCGATATTTCATGCAGTCTATGTTTTCTTGTTTCATCTTATTTGTTTTTAAATTGTTCAAACCATTCATTAAATGATACTTTGCATTCAATTCCATCAGGAACATTTAATTTCCAACAATCTACAAAAGATTCTTGCATATCTTCCTCGCTATACATTCTTTCTGTAGCATCTTTAAATCCTTTGTCATAGGCATCATCCATTTGTTTTTCGCTATACATTCTTTCTTGTTGAAATTTAGCAGCTTTTTCTAATTCTTGTTTCATCTTATTTGTTTGTTTTGTTTCCTGAAACATCTACATTTTTTGCGTAATAAGCATCTTTAATTGTCAATACGCATTGACCTAATTCATTCACGATTGTTTCAACATCAATACCTGCAATGTGCGTTGACTTGCGGTAACGCATACAATCGATTTCTCTTTCCTTTTCCATACTTTTATTTTTTAAAGTTATACAATCCAAGTAACAAGCGGTCGGAATGGACTTGTTAACTTGGATTGTTTATCTAATTTATATCTTGGATTTGGTTTCCGACCTTTATCCGATATGCAAATATAATACTTTTTATTTAATCTAACACAATTCTATTAAATTAATTTCCTCACCTCTCAAGATACAGCCAGTTTTGAACCAGCAGTCATCCTTTGCAATTTCAATTGCTTGCTCTTCACTCACTGCAAATGTCTCAATGAAATATGTTTGCTTATACGTTATCCTAAATCGTTTCATATTAAAATAGATTAGAAATTTCAGATTTGAATACTTCAGTTATATTTTCCGAATCTTTACCATCTTGCATAATATCAAAATCAAAACCTGCTATCTTGCATATTTGTATGTTTTGAAATATCTGTAACGGTTTAATAGTATCGGTCTTCTCTTTTACTTCAACTAACTTAGTTCTACAGCCATCTTTTGCTACCAACAAATCTGCTATTCCGTTTTTGTTTGTTTTGGATAGTTTAATCACACAATAACCTTGCGCTTCAAAATCCTTTATTATTTTACTTTGAAATTTTGACATTGAAATCTTTTTTAAAATAAGTACTGGTATAATTTTTCTTGTTTTGAACTGCTTTAAATATCCGTTCTTCTATTCCATCCTCAGAGAATACATAATAAATATCATTCGATAAACGTTCCATTGTGGTTAATCTATCTCTTGACTGCCAGTAAGAAGTAGCGGAGTAATCCATATTGTAATAAACTAAGTATTTTGCATTTTTTAATGATATACCCTCACGACCTGAAACAATTTGTAAGGCTATAACCTTATTACTATTATTAAAATCGTCTAAATCAGTTGTTAATGAGTCTCCATAAATATCCTTTAACGCTACTAATTCAGCTTTAAACTTATAAAATATACCTATTTTTTCATTTTTAAACTTTTCAAATATAAACTTTGCCTTTGAATCATCAATTACCTTTGCATTTCCACTTTCAAATTTAATAGTTCCGCTATAAAGTTGGTGTAATTTACTCATCAATTTAACGGCTGTATCTGCTAGTATTGTTTCATCTTTACCAATCACAACTAAATCCTTTTTAAGTTGCGCACATAGCTTGTAAGTAGTATCTGACATCTTACACTTAAGTATATGTTCGTTAACTTTACTTGTAAATCCTGCTTTTTCTTGTGTAAAAGTTAATATATACGGCTCAATAACTGCTTTTATTTCGGCTTCTTTGGCACGTGAATAATCATTTACCATTCCGTAGCCTAAATTCTTTTGCGTTACATTAACAAAATCATGCGCCCATTTATAGAAGTTTGGATATTTAAACGGAGAAAATCTACTAATCCAAAACTGGTGATATATTTGACTAAAACTTTCTGGCGTTGGTGTTCCTGAAAGTAATATAATAGGTAAGGAAGAAAATCTAAACTTAAATTCCTTTGCATATTTACCTACTTTTGGAAACGCTCCGAATCGATGCGACTCATCATGCACAATTAAATCAAAGTTGCCTATTGCCTTACTCATTGACTCGTTATTAATAACAGTTAATTTAAAATAATTTGAATAACCAAAATTATTATAGTCCTGAAGAATTGAATCAATAGCTTTCTTTTTAGTGAGAAATAATACATTTTTAGCATTATATAATTTACAAGTATTTAAAGCCATTAATGTTTTACCTGTTCTAACTTCAGCGGATATATATACTATATTTCTTTGCTTTAAAATCAATGTAGCCTTTTCTGATATTTCTTTTTGATAGTTACGCAGTTTCATATCTTTACTTTATAAAATTCTAGCTTATCTTTAAGCATTTGATTCTCTACTTTCAACTCGTTAATTTGCGCATCCATTTTACAATATTTGCCGTATATAAATAGCAGTCGGTTGTATGTTTGTTCAATTGATTTTAAACGTAGTTCGTTAACCTCATCTTTTGCTTGCTCTTCAATTAATGTTTTCTCACTTCGAAACAGCATATTCTTAATAAACAAAATAGCCTTCCGATATTCAATCTCAAGTATTTGCTCCGAGTCAAATCCATTAGCTCTAAACAATTCTAATTCTCGCTTGCTATATTCCATGATTACGCTCTATTTCGTCCCACACATCCAAAGTTGTAGGATTAGTAACTTGACTTGTTAGCATGAACTTCATAACTCCATTCGATGTTAAGCTATCATACTTCAAATTAAAGAACTCAGCATATTTTTTTATCGAAATCGTTATGCTGTTTTGCGTCTTCATATCCGACATTTTACTAACGAAACCTTTATATCTTTCAATAAAGTCTTTAATACTTATCCATTCGTCATTCTTAAGCGTTTTAATGCACTCAAATAGTTCTTTTGTAATATCAGCTTCTAATTGCTTATAAGGCAAGGAAATCGATTCGTAAGGTATTAAACCACTACTTAAATACTTCTTTAAACATTCAATCATGTAGCTATCAAATCTAGCCCATTCCAATCCATTCCAATCATCAAACAGTTTATGTTTAAAGAAATGAATCGGAGTATATTTTGCATTGAAGAATGGAGATAATTCAACCTCAAACTTCCGAGCTTCAAAACTTCCACCGTTACCCTTAATAGTGTAGTTCGTTGTAATAACAATTTTCGGACTATCCTCAATAGGTAGCTTAATAGTATCCTTGCCTTTGTAAGTTAATTCTATTCCTTCCGTAATAACTGAGAATAAGTTTATAAATGGAAAGTTTTTACGTACATCGTCCCAAACTAAAACCTGACAATCTGTTTTAACGCTTTGATACGGAAAGCCTGAATCGAATCTAAACGCTTTGCCATCCAAACTTTGTACTTTCTTAAGGTGTTTTATGCCATTACAAAATAAACCTTTACCGCTTCGTCCATTTGGGTCGTCTGAAATTAATTCATCGTTTAATATTATAGCCTTATTGTCGCCTCCAGCATTATAAGAGTGCAATAAATATCCAATAACACTTTGAAATGTTGCATATCGTTTAGTACATTCTCCGGCTATCTTCCAAATAAAAGTACGATACTCGCATTCGTGGTGGTCAGTTTGGATGTAATCACGTTTAATAACTTGTTGCTCCCAAATTGATAAGCCATAACTATTATACGGCTTTAATTCTGCATTATCTTTATTTACTTCAACTACTCCATTCTTGTAAAACAAATAGCTAGTGTCTTTAGTGTCTCTTAATACTTCTATTTTCTCCGATTTAATCATGGAAAGAAAGTCACGTTTAAAAATACTTGTTCTTCCGCTCATTAAGTTAAATGCTTTCTGCCCTAAGTTATTTTCCAGGATGTAATTCAATACATAGTCTTTCAATTCGTATTCATCCTTTATCTCCAAAAAAATACCGTTCTTTTTTATTAAATTAAAACCGCTATTTTCGTTTGGCTTATTCTTTGAGAAATGATTCGCCTCTAAAAACATCTTAAAATTATAGTTGTTTAAGGATAGCTTACCATTCTCAGCTTCAGACCAAAAGGCTTCTGTGTTATCTATGTTCATATTGTTATATTATTAATATTAGTTAATTTGTCGAATTTATAAATAGCACCATTTTCTAAATGTATATCTTTAAATTTAAAAGCTAAAAATTCAGTGCTATCATTGTTTATTCTTTTTTCATACTTTTGATCTTTAATTAATTTACGAATAGAATCCACATTTACAATTCTAACTTTTATTAATTCAGTTTCGTTAGAATCCATATAAGCGTAAAAATAAATTTGTGCTAATCCATCTTTTATCTTATCAACTTCCGTATAACCATTGTTTTTGCTTTTTGAACGAATAGTTAAATCAAAATATTTAATGTAATTAAACTTTCTAATTCTTACAGAAACAGTAAAATTTAAATCAAACGCCAAGTCAAAAGATAAATTTCCATCTTCGTATTTTGTAGCTGGACGAAAATACATAAAATTATCATATAAATTAGGAAGAGCTTTTTTTATATGGTATTGAATTTCATTAGAAAATTTATTTTCTAAAAATCTAACATCAACCATTTATATAATTATTTGCAATATTAAACATTTCCGTATCTAATTCAATACCTAAAGATTTTAAATTCATATCATTGCAAACTTTTATAGTACTTCCACTTCCCATAAATGGATCAACAATAAAATCTCCTTCTACTGCAGAAACTTCTAAAAGTTGTTTTAACAACTCGTCAGGCTTTTGTGTTGGATGAACCATTTTTGTTGTATGCAATCTTGAAACACTTATTAAATTACCACGTCTATTATTTACTAATTTTTTGCCTTTAACACAATAGATAACTATTTCAGTTTGATTTCCCCAGTCATTCTCAAGGTCGCCAGAACCTTTGTTTCCTTTATCCCAAACTATTGGAGTTTTTATAGTAAAATATTTACTTATAATTTGTTCAAAATTACTAAATACAGACCAGCTACAAAAGAAATATAAATGTGAATTAGCTGCTGTTTTTCTTTGTAATATTTCGCAGGTTTTATCTAGTAGTTCAAACGCTTCGTCTTGACCATCATTTAACAATCCTCTCTTTGTTATTGCATTATCAAAAATAGAACGATTAGAAACGTAATTAATACCATACGGAGGATCTGTTAATACTATATCAATACAACCATCCTCCAAAGATTCTAAAATTTCTAAACTATTACCATTTTTAATACTTTCATTTATAGTTGTTTCAATTCTTGCTTCTAAAATCTTTTCTTTATATTCTATTTTCTTTTCTTCTTTCTTTATTTCTTGGTACGCTTGGTTAATACTTACTTCTCCAGTGCTTAATTGTGCTTTAACTTCTTCGCTTGCCTTTGCTTCAATTACTTTTACTTTAGCTATTGTATCGTGTGAAACATTTGCAACTTTTGCAAGTTCTTTACGTGTTTCAATAGGTTTCACTTCCGCAGATATCTGCTTAAGTGAACCACCTTTAAATTGAACCGCTTGATTCTCTTTAGCTCTTTCACTAAAAACACTTTCTAACTCTAACGCTAAAACACTTCTTTGATAGTTACTTAAATTTCTTCTACCAAATTGGTTGTTAATCATCCATTCTTTTACATCGTTCTCATCTTTAAAATGTTTACTTTCGGTTTGATAATCTAAGCCCCATTTTGTTGCTATCTCGTAACGGTTATGGCCATCAATTATAACACCATTCCAAGTAATAATTCTCTCTCGGATACCTTCAGCGCAACAATTCTCTTCTAATTGCTTAAACTCTTCTTTTGTTAATGCTGGAATTAACTTCTTAAACTCTTCTTTAATTTGTAACATTTATAATAATTTTAAATAAATAAAAAAAACTCTTGCCTTCAGGGTCGCATCCATCAGACAAGAGTTTATAACTAATTTCTTTTTGCTTATGCGACAAGCTCAACAAATATACGAAACTTTTACTAATAAGTTACGTTTTAAATCTTTTTACTACTTTTTTTTACTTTTTCTAAACTTTTTCCTTACGAATCCTTTACTGCTATTGGCTAATATCAATTTAGGAAAAACAAAAAAAGTTTTTTGGTGTTTTTTTACAAAAAATATTTTCTATATTCTGCGCAATATGGGGGTTTTTTTCTCAAAACTTTTCCTAAACCTCTACAGCCCTTATAAACACTAATGAAAAATCAGAAAAAGTTAGGAAAAAGTTAAGAAAAAGTAGTAAAAAGTTGTGTTTTTGTAGGTGAAACTTTTCCTAATTTGGCTTTTAACCACAAAAAAAACCCAACCACAACTTAATGTGATTGGGATTTTTCAGGGCGGACTCGAACCGTAAAGCAACCATATAGGACTCGGCAACCTCGCCTCATTACGCCACCTGACTAAATTTAGAATGGTAAATCATCACCTTCTGCAGGTTCTATTGCTTTTTCAAGTATCGTTTGTTCACCTCGAACAATTTTCCACACTTCCAAAGAATTGAATACCTTTACTTCACCTTGAGGATTTGTCCATTCACGACCTCGTAAATTGTACTCTATATCAATTTCTTCGCCTACTAAAACACCATCTATCAAATTACACTTATCCTGAGTTAATTGAAATTGTATTGGTTGTGGATAATCGCCTTCAATCACTCCGACAAATTCACGTTTTCTAAACTTTGCAGAAACTTCAATCGTTTCACCTACTACTTTTACTGTTACTTTCATACTATTTGTTTTTTAGTTTGTTAATTGTTCATCACACAACAACCATCTTCTATTGGTAATAGTTGCCTTTACTCTTTGTCTGAATTTATTAAATCTTTTCGTTTCTCCAAACATCATTTTACGTTTATATATTTCCAGGTCCGTACGAGTAGCTCGATATAAAGATAGTTCAATATCCTTTATTTCTTGTAAAAATACAACATCTTTATATAATTTTAAATCATTGTACGTTTTTAATGAATGTAAAACTGTTGCATGGTCTTTACCACCTAGTAACTCGCCTATCTTCCCAAGTGTCATTCGTGTATTTGTACGCAGATAATTACAGACTGCAGCTCGTCGGTAAATCAATTCTCGTTTTCTTGATTTGGTTAATATGCCATATTCTCGACAAATATCTTCTACTTTTTTTATGTCTACTTGTTTCATTTCAATTCATTTATAAACATATCTCTATGCATCTCACGAAACGCAAGTTTAATGTTGTTTTGTTGCTCAATTACTGCAGAGTCTGCACCTGTCAAAAATACCTCATCCTGTTTAATTAATATCTCAACTATTTCATTCAACTTTTTATTCAACTCAGGCAAAAAAATCGTATCGTTTAAATCCTCCATTAAATCACAAATATATGGTAATCCCCCAACTATCATAAGATAGGAAGAA